TTGACTGGTCGTGCTATTTGACTTTAATTCAACGACAAATTAGGAAACACATTAATGAAAACCTTACCATATCTTTTGACTGCGCCTCACCGTTTATCGCAACAGCACACGGACTCGTCTACACGAATGCCCAGCACACTACGAAACGTTGGAGTGTTATTATGGACAAAGCACCAGATAACAAACTACTTGCCGAAAGCACAATCCCTTTCCCCTTCGAATCAGAATTCGGACGTAGATTAAATATGGGAGATATTTGTTGGTATGCTCCAGGTATGCTAAACAAAATCGGCAAAGAAGGCAAAACATCTTGGGACAGTTTTTCATATGCCCTCATGATGGGTCATAATGTCTACTGTCACATTGTTGCTGTACAACGAGCACAACAGTTAATGGATATTGAGATTGCTAAAATACAAGGAAAATTAAACTGGCGGGCATGGCAAAAGTTAAATGCCAAAAACTCTGCTAGTGACGAATATTCAGAATGGGTTCCGAGAAACATTCTATATTTTAGCCAATTTGTTGAAGAATTGTTCGATACTAAATCAAAAGACGAAGCATTTAAAATGATTGAGGAAGCAGGACCTTTCCTCCGTAGTTTAGAAGGTGCTCGTTTGAGAGGTGGGCCTGCTCAAAATACATTCGGTAATCTGTTCGATGTTGAAATAACTCAACAAGAAGAGTTAGATTTAACTAATCCGGACGACGACGAATTAAGAAAATTAGCAGAAGATCTTGACAATTGATACTAATTACTATATAATTTTTGTATGAAAAGAGATTATCAAACTGGCGAATCGGACGATGTTATCTATTTTGTAGGTAACGAAGTTGAACACACACCCGCATACGGAATGGAAACTTTATTTGTTACTGGTATTAGACCTGTAGAGGAAATTGCCAGTCAACTAACTAAAGTTACTCGTAAGTCAATTCAACATATTTTCTTTGGTGCTAATCATAGTTACAATCCTCAAACTTATGACGAACATAAGGCTTGGGAAGACATGATTACCTTCTTCCTTGACAAAGGTTACTTGTGTTCTTTGGATATTCCTATTAGTCAAGTCGAGGAATTTAATGATTGCGGTCTAAACGAATACAATAATTTTATTCCGCAAATTCGAGTTCCAATTCCGTATATTCGTCTTTGGAATTATAATACAATGCTTAAAATCGATGACAAGGATTTTAAGGCAACTAATCCCGGTGTATGGTCCCACAGTCTCCATACACTAATGGATCGTAGTAAGTTCACAGACTGGTCACAATATGAAAACGACGAGATTATTAAATGATTAATTCAAAAATTACCAAACAAGCAACACAACAAACTTCAGAAGAAAAACTCTTCAAACTTTTAGAAAGCATTGACTGGAAGTTATGGGAGATGTATAATATGATGAAAAAAGAACTTGATCCTAAAAATGGGGTTAAGAAGCCTACTGCTAAAAAGCCTGTTAATAATACGGAAGAAGAATGAAAGAACAATCTATGATTTGGGTTACCTTCCGTAAAGAAGGTGTCCATATGTATCCGGCAGCAAATTATGATCCTCAACTCAAAACCGGAGATGAATATGATGTTAGTTTCCTAGGAACACCACATCGACATATTTTTCACTTTAAGGTTTATATTGAAGTATTTCATGATGACCGTGATATTGAATTCATTCAATTTAAACGTTGGTTAGAGAAACTGTACAACGAAGGTACACTCCAACTCAACTACAAATCCTGCGAAATGATTAGTCGTGATCTTCACGCTACCATTACTGCAAGATATTCAGGTCGTGAGATCTGGATCGACGTTAGTGAAGACGGCGAGAATGGCTGCTTCATTAAATTTCCTTCAACCATTTAACTAACTTAATCAAATAAAATGGCAATTCCTAATTACATTCAAAAAACCCTTGTTATGAAGCCCGAAGTTTCTAAGATCTTTGACGATCTCGAAGACTGGCTAGACCATTGCAGGTTTAACCTGCTTCCTTTTAACCCCAAGGATCTTTACAAGAGTAAAGAATACAAGGAGTGGCAACGTGAGCGATCAAAGGCTGCACGTAACGCTCATCGTGATCAACATTGATTATGAGTAACATATTTCTCGTAGACCTGGAAAGCGTGGAAACACGCTATACAGGTCAATGGAAAACTCATGTTCCTGAACTATTAAAAAAGGCTGGACATAATGTTCAAATTGTTGACGGGCCTACGGATATTCCGTCTGCTACTACTCCAGGGGCCTTTCTTAATTTTGGTGGCACTAATATCTACAAGTCTGCTCAAGTTGAAACAATGGGTAGACTATTTTGCGATGGACGCATTTCTGCTGGCGACCATTTTCTTTTTACTGACGCTTGGCACCCGGGCATTATCAATCTAAAATACATGAGCGAACTTCTTGGCATCCCTGTCAAGATTCATGCTCTGTGGCATGCCGGAAGTTATGATCCTCATGACTTCCTTGGCAGGCTAATTGGCAATGCACCATGGGTAAGATTTGCCGAGCAAAGTTTTTTCCATGCAATTGATTACAATTATTTTGCTACAGACTTTCATATCGAAATGTTTGTAAGAAATCTTCTTAACGATTCTCCAATGGTTAATCCGTGGCTAGAAGATGACTTAGACGAAATACTTGGTGGAAATTTTGAAAAGATTGTTCGCACTGGTTGGCCTATGGAATACATGGAAAATGTCCTTGCTCCGTATACTAATCTTCCAAAAAGAAATCTTGTACTATTTCCACATCGTATTGCTCCAGAAAAGCAAGTTGAAATTTTTAGAGACATTGCTAAACATCTTCCACAATATGAATTTATTGTATGTCAAGATCAATCTCTCGCTAAAGAGCAATATCATACATTACTAGGACAATCTAAAATTGTGTTTAGTTGTAGTTTGCAAGAAACACTAGGAATCGGCTGTTATGAAGGAGCACTAGTAAACGCTATTCCTATGGTTCCTAATAGACTTTCATATAAAGAAATGTATTATGAAGGATTTAAATATCCTTCAGAGTGGACAGAATCGTGGGAAAAGTATGAAACTCATCGTCAAGATGTTTGTCATCAAATTACTACTATGATGGAAAATTATGACAAGCATGTTTCATATGTACATAAACAAGCACAAGATCTAACTAATTATTTCTTTAGTTGTGATAGACTTTTAAAAAATTTAATGTAAAATATAAACATGTTTCTACTAAAACTTCTTAAAAAATTAGGGCGCCATAGAGTTATTATGGATCGTCAAAATAATGAACCTTATTTGGAAAGATATTATGTTTTTTTAAAAGATCGTAAACATTTTCCATTTAATATTTTTATTCATAAATTTTTAAGATCAGATCCAGATGATGTTCATGATCATCCGTGGCCTTACGCAACTATTATCCTTAAAGGAGGATACTGGGAATGGGTTCCAGAATTTTCTAATAATGGTAAGAAAATCAGTGAAACTAAGCATTGGCGTGGCCCGGGACATTTTCGCACCTGTAGTGCAACTAGTTATCATAGGATCGAACTTGATCCGTCTGTAACTTGTTGGACTATGTTTATGCCAGGACCTCAAAAAAGAGAATGGGGATTTCTTGTATCAAGTGAAGGACAGGATAAGTGGATACACAATAACATTTATTTAAAAAGTAAAGCAATCAAATGATTATAGAAGAAGATATTAAATTAGATTTTAAAGATGTATTAATTAGACCAAAACGTAGCACACTTTCAAGTAGAAAAGAAGTTTCTCTAGAACGTACCTACAACTTCAAATGGAGCAAAAATACGTGGACAGGCATTCCACTTGTTGCTGCTAATATGGATGGAGTAGGTACTTTTTCTATGGCTAAAGAACTACAAAAACACAAACTGTTAACATGTACAATTAAATCATATACTCTTGAACAGTGGGTAGAAGAACGAGACAATTTACTTTCCGAATTTATAGCAGTTAGTACAGGCACAAGTAATAAAGATTTTGAACGATTAAAATTTATCGTAGCAGCATTACCTAAATTACAATTTATTTGTATCGATGTAGCAAACGGTTATTCAGAAAATTTTGGAGATTTTGTGGCAAAAGTAAGAAAAGAATTTCCAAATAAAACTATTATTGCAGGTAATGTTGTTACCGCAGATATGACTCAGGAGTTAATTTTACGTGGTGCAGATATTGTTAAAGTTGGTATTGGGCCTGGGAGCGTTTGCACTACTCGTGTTCAAACTGGTGTGGGCTACCCACAACTTAGTGCTATTATTGAATGTGCCGATGCTGCTCACGGTCTTGGTGGTCATATTATGGCTGACGGTGGATGTACTTGTCCTGGTGATGTTGCTAAGGCTTTTGGTGCTGGTGCGGACTTCGTTATGATAGGCGGAATGTTTGCTGGTCACAACGAAGGCGGCGGTATTGTAAATCATGAAAACAACACTGTATGTTTTTACGGAATGAGTTCAGATACTGCAATGGAAAAACATCACGGTGGTGTAGCAAGTTATCGTAGTAGCGAAGGTCGAACTGTCGAGGTTCCATATCGCGGCCCTGTAGAAAAAACTGTACTTGATACATTAGGAGGGCTGCGTAGTACATGTACTTATGTTGGTGCACAAACACTAAAACAATTAAGTAAATGCACTACATTCATCCGTGTAAACCGGCAAATTAATGATGTTTTCATTTAAAAAATCTAAAATGAAAATGGAAGATACATTAGCAGAAAGTGGTGCACCTTGGGATAATCTAGTAAGAGAAGATTTCCATGTTGCTGTATACAAAGATAAGTATCCAGTTACAGAGGGGCATCTTCTTTTCGTTCCTAAATATAACACTCCTGCTGTTATACAAGACGCATTCTATGATGCTTATACACAGGGACTAATGCTAGTAGAAGAAGGAAAATGCGAAGGGTTTAATATAGGTTTAAACTTTGGCAAAACTGCTGGACAAACTATTATGTATCCTCATGTACACTTAATACCTAGACGTTCAGGGGATTGTGAAGATCCAACTGGCGGTGTTAGAAATGTTATTCCAGGAAAAGGTAATTACAAAATTAAATAAATTTTGTAATTTTTTGATCTTGCTGATCGATACAGGCTAACATTTTACATGCACTAGGTCTATCAGGGAGTCGAAAACCGTCATGCCAAATATTTCCTAAGTGTAAAGTATTACATGAACTTCCTTGTACCCAGCCAGATGGATCTATTAGTAATTTTTCAACTCCGACATTACATAATATCCCTGTAAAACTAGGATTAGTTGCAACTTTTATTTCTTGAATTTCTTTATAGGTTTTAGGAGGATTTCTGAGATTATTTTCAACCCATTCTTTACCTAACACAATTTCAAACTGTTCTTCTGTATAATCAAGGTATCCTAATTCGCTTGCACCGTCTTTAAATAAAAGAGTTTTATTTACATTAATGTTAAATTCATTTGTTATTTCTAATGCTCTATTCATATCGCTATCAAAATAATTACTAGGTCTAATCGGTACTGTTATGTTGACATTTTTATTATTTTTTTGAAAAGTTTGTATAATAAATTTTATTAAATTAGGATTCTGCCAATAATGGTATGATAAATTTAAAGTATCTATATAAGGCTCAATTGCCCACCAATCTAACCATAATTTTCCACCATTTGTTGTAAGGTCTATATTACCTAGAGATGTTTTACAAAATTTTAGTAATTCAGGAAAATCAAACATATCAAGTAATTCACCGCCATTAAATATCCAATTTATAATTCTATTTTGTTTTTTAAAATTATCGATTAATAGTTGAGCAATTTTTATGTATTCAGATATGTGTTTAGGTTCGTCACCATTACGGAATCGGCTTGGACAATATGAACACTCAGATTTACAATGATTAGTTATAGTCCAAAAAATTTCTGTATTTAATTTATTCATTACTTGACAAACCTAAATAATATTAATATACTATATTTATTCATAGGAACATTTATGTCTAGTAAAATTAAAATTAGCGAATTATTTTATTCTATTCAAGGTGAAGGTCGCTATATGGGCGTTCCTAGTGTGTTTTTAAGAACATTCGGTTGTAATTTTACCTGTGATGGCTTTGGAATGCATAAAGGAGAAAAATCAAATGAACGAAATGTTATCGCAAATAGTGTCGCAGAGTTTAAACAGTATAGAGATTTACCTCTTGTTCATACCGGTTGCGATTCTTATGCTAGTTGGGATCCTCGGTTCAAAGACCTTTCACCTGTGGTTGAAGTCGATGGCCTTGCGAAAAGCATTGTCGAAACACTACCGTATCAAGAATGGCGAGACGAACATCTCGTAATTACTGGAGGTGAACCTCTACTTGGTTGGCAACGTGCTTATCCTGACTTGCTTGAACAGCCTTGTATGAAGGATCTCAAAGAGATTACTTTTGAAACTAACGGTACTCAAAAGTTAACTAAAGAGTTTAAAGATTATCTTTGGCATTGGGGTATTGAACGTCGTGGTTATAACTCATTAACCTTTTCAGTTAGTGCTAAACTAAGTTGTTCAGGCGAAACTAGAGAAGATGCTATTAAGCCTGAAGTTGTGTGTGAATATCAAGAAGTCGGATACACTTATCTTAAATTTGTTATTGCTATAGAAGAAGATGCTAACGAGGCTATCGAAACTCTAAAGATATATAGAGATGCCGGATTTAAAGGTCCATGCTATTTAATGCCAGTCGGCGGTGTTGAAAGTGTTTATGCTCTAAATAATAGAGCAGTTGCTAACTTTGCAATGAAACATGGATTACGTTATAGTGATCGACTTCAAGTGCCACTATTTAAGAATGAATGGGGCACTTAATGGAAACTGCATTACGTAGTGTAGTTAAAACCGTAATTTATAGAATTTTTATAATACTTCTAACTTGTATAATATTTGTTATGTCGGGATTAGATCCGTTCACTGCATTTAGAGATAGTATTGCTCTCAATATATTGTATATGGTTTGCTATTATATAAATGAACGTATTTGGAATAAAATACAATGGGGAAAAGTATAAATGAACCAATTTATAAAAAAGTTATTTGGGCTCGATAAGATCGAAAATGAAGTTGCCGAAGCAACTAAATCAAAAATTGAAGCAGAAGCAGCAGCAGATGCAGCAAAAGAAAAAGAACGTCTTGCAAAATTAACCCCAAAAGAATTAGCCACTGAGCGTAAAGAACCTTGGGTAGCAGTTCTCGAAACTCACGTCAATAAAGAAAATATCCGTAATGGATTTTTTGAACTTGACTGGAATGAGTATTTTGTTTTAGAATTAGTTAAAACAGGTTACAAAGGATCCTCAGAAGAAGAAATCGTTGATTCATGGTTTTCAGATCTATGTAGGAACATAGGAAAAGAAAATGGAATTGACATGGAACGTAGAGGTAGTGGCTTTGTTAATAAGGCTCTACGAGATGATGGAAAAACAGAGATCAGTTAATGACTAAAACTTATATTCTTGTCGATACTGCAAATACTTTTTTTAGAGCACGCCACGTAGTACGTGGAAGTCTAGAAGATAAAGTAGGAATGAGTCTTCATACTATTCTAAGTAGTATTAGAAAAGCATGGAAAGATTTTAATGGCGATCATGTGGTGTTTTGTCTCGAAGGTCGTAGTTGGCGCAAAGATTACTATGCTCCTTACAAAAAACAACGATCGGATGCTCGAGCAGCACTTTCTCCTAGAGAAGCAGAAGAAGATAAAACATTCTGGGAAACTTTTGATCAATTTAAAGACTTTATAATTAACAAAACCAATTCTACAGTTTTGCATCATCCTCGCCTTGAGGCAGACGATCTAATTGCAGGATGGATTAAACATCACCCTAACGATAATCATGTTATCATATCAACCGACGGTGATTTTGCTCAACTTATTTCTAATAACGTTAAACAATATAATGGTGTGTTAGGTGTTACTATCTCTCACGAAGGATATTTTGACGAAAGAAAAAAACCTGTTGTTGATAAAAAAACAAAACAAGTTAAATTACCTCCTGATCCAGAATGGCTTTTATTTGAAAAGTGCATGAGAGGTGACACTAGCGATAATATTTTTAGCGCATACCCCGGTGTTAGAGAAAAAGGTACTAAGAATAAAGTAGGACTAAGAGAAGCATTTGCTGATCGAACAACACGCGGATACAATTGGAATAATTTAATGTTACAAAAATGGGTAGACCATGAAGGTGTAGAACATAGAGTAATTGACGATTATAATCGTAATAGATTACTGTGCGATCTTAACTTCCAGCCCGATGATGTTCAGCAAATTATTAAAGAAGTTGTTACACATATCGATCACAAAAACAAAAATGTACCCCAAGTAGGAATACGACTTTTAAAATTTTGTGCAGAATACGACTTGCAAAAAATAAGTGAACAAGTGCAAAGTTATGCAGAACCCTTAAACTCAAAATATAATATATGACTGTAATAAGCAAAACTTTAATTCCAAATAAAGAATGGATTCTCAAAAGAGATAAAGAAAAAATTGGAAGTATTTCTAAAAATAAAAAAGGATTTAATTTCTTTAAAAAAGGTTATAAATTCTTTTTAGAAAATCCTGACGAAGTTAAGAAAGAATTAGGAGTTGATTTAATATCATTGCCCTCGACTACTTTTAAAAAAGTAAATTCTATTACCGAATTAAAAGTGTATGATTTTCCTTGCAATTCTAAACCCTACAGTTCTGTATATAATATTAAGAAAAAACTTCCATTATATGCAAAAAGTAGCAAAAGTAAAAGTCAATATTGTGCAGGATATTATGTAATTAAATTCAGAAAAGGATGGGTTAAAAGTTTTTGTCCAAAATTAATTACGTTAGAACGTTACAAATTTTACGGCCCGTTTAAGACCGAACAAGAAATGAAAAACAAATTAAATACAGTTAGTAAAGATGAAACAACTTAATTTAATACCAATTGAAAATTTTTTAGAAAAATCTAGAATTGCAATTAGAAGCAATCAAAAAAACTTAACTCTTTCGATTCAAGAAATAACAGACTTACAAGCAAGTATAAGTGTTTTATTATCAAAACTATTAACAAAAGCAGAATTAGATAAAGTTTCTGAAAAAATTGAAATTAAAATGGATGGTGGAAAGTTTTAAATACTCAAATAAATACATACGCACTATTGGAGAAAGCGTATATGAGCCGCCCAAGACCGAAGATATTATTAGAAATAACAAACAAAAAAAACTTTAAGGCAGATCAAATTTTAGAATCAGATGCAATTTGGGCGGTATTTTTTAAAGATAAGCCGATTAATCTTAAAACCGAAAGTTTAATTAATCAAGAAATTGGTCCTAAATATAAAAAAGTTAGTTTTTCAAATTCCGGACATGCATTTAATCTTGCTGAAAAATTAAACAAACTATTTAATACAACTGATTTTTCTGTATATAAATTAACACACGGCGAAAAAGTAATAGATGAACCAAAAAACTAAAATTACTCAATACGTTATCGAAAAATTAAATCTTAAAGCGCCTACAGATAAATCATTTAAAGATTGGATTCACGCAATTTGGCAAAATCCGAGACAAAAAAATCACGGAGGATTACGGTTAACTCCTCGCGGTTTTGAGATTTTAAGTAAAGCAGATATAAAATTTTACGAAGTAAAACTTGAAACTAGCGAATTTTACGTCGACAACAGATTTATTCTTTGGCTAGATAACACGTTTGATTGCCCATTTTATATTACAAATAAAAAAATTTTCTTCTTTAGCGAAAAACCAGCAGTTCAATTAGTATTATTTTCTGGAAATATAGAAAAATACTTTCATGCACATCAGAAATTCTCTTTAAAGCAACTTGACAAAATAGATGTTTGAGTTTATACTATTAACACTTAGGCAAGCAAATTTTAAATCAACTTAAAGAAAGAGAGCGATATATGGCTGCTGATAAGATGACTGCAAATCGTACTGTTAGCCCTAACGAGGCAAAGACTGCTATTCGTAAGTGCATGAAAAAGAATCGTCCAGTTTTTATGTGGGGTCCTCCCGGAATTGGTAAAAGTGATATTGTTAAGCAACTTGGTGAAGAGCAAGGTCGGCGTGTTATTGACGTTCGCCTTTCTCTTTGGGAACCAACTGATATTAAAGGTATTCCATTTTATAATGCTAGTAAAGGCTCTATGGAATGGGCTCCTCCGATGGAATTTCCGTCTGATCCGGACGATGACAGTATTCTGTTTCTTGACGAACTTAATTCTGCTGCACCTGCTACACAGGCTGCTGCCTATCAACTAATTCTAAATCGTCGGGTAGGTGCTTATCAACTACCTCCTAAGGTTAGTATTGTTGCTGCTGGCAACCGTGAAAGCGATAAGGGCGTTACATATCGTATGCCTGCTCCGCTTGCAAATCGTTTCCTACACCTCGAACTTCGTGTAGATTACGAAGATTGGCATTCATGGGCTGTTAAGAATCGCGTTCACGAGCAAGTTGTAGGTTATGTCGGTTTTGCTAAACAAGACCTCTATGATTTTGATCCTAAGAGTGCTAGCAAGAGTTTTGCAACTCCCCGTTCATGGTCATTTGTTAGCGAACTTCTAGAAGAAGATGATGTTAGCGAAAGCACACTAACTGATCTAGTGTCAGGTGCAGTAGGTGAAGGCCTTGCTGTTAAGTTTATGGCTCACCGTAAGGTTGCCAAGCAGATGCCTAAGCCAGAAGACATTCTTTCTGGCAAGGTTGCAAAGTGCGAAATTAAAGAAATTTCAGCCATGTATTCATTGACTATTAGCCTGTGCTATGAACTGCAAGAAGCAGATCGTAAGAAGGTCAAGTCTTGGGATGCTATGGCAGATAACTTCTTCGGCTTCATGATGGATAACTTCCCGACTGAGATTGTTGTTATGGGTGCAAAGACTGCGTTGACTAATTATCAATTGCCGTTTGATGCCTCAAAGTTGAAGAACTTTGATCGATTCCATGATAAGTACGGTAAGTACATTATCAGTGCAATGGAAGGTTAAAATGGGCCCGTAAGGGCCTTTTTTACTTGCATTTTGATTAAAAAGAATATATAATTGTATATCACAACAGGAGTTTATTATGGCTGTAATGAAACAAGAAAAGTCTAAAAAACAAGATTGGGCAGGAAAAGAATTTAACTCTGCTGAGAAAGCAAAAATTCTCGACAAACTAATTACAGCCAGAGTAGGTCTACTACTACGTCATCCATTTTTTGGAAATCTTGCTACTCGGATGAAAATGATCGACGCTAGCGATTGGTGTGCTACTTTAGCAACCGACGGTCGTAATTTTTATTACAATAACGGCTTTGTTAATAAACTTACTCCTAAAGAATGTGAGTTCGGATTCGCTCACGAAGTCCTACATAATATTTTTGATCATATGGGCCGTCGTGAAAGTCGTGATCCACAGTTGTCAAACATTGCCGCTGACTATGCCGTTAATCAAATCTTAAAAGACGAGAGAATTGGTGCTGTTCCTAATTTTATTCAAATTTTTCAAAACGACAAGTATCGTGGTAAAAGTTACGAAGAAATTTATCAAGACCTATACGATAATGCTGAAAAAATTAGTATTGCCGATCTAGGAGAACTTCTCGATGAACACCTCGACGGCGACGGCGAAAACGGTAACGGCGACGGCAGTGGTGAGGAGAAAGACGGCAAGGGCCGCCCTAAGTTAAGCCCCGAAGATCGTAAAAAGATTCGAGACGAAATTAAAGAAGCAATGATTGCCGCTGCTCAAAGTGCAGGTGCAGGAAAAGTACCTGCAGGTATTCAGCGTATGATTAAGGATCTTACTGAGCCTAAAATGGATTGGCGACAATTGCTTCGAATGAATATTCAAAGTATTCTGAAAAGTAATTTTAGTTTTAGCCGGCCGAATCGTAAAAGCCAACACAGTGGTGCAATTTTGCCCGGCATGATGAATGAAGAAACTATTGATGTTAGTGTAGCAATTGATATGAGTGGTAGTATTTCAGACGTAATGGCTAAAGACTTTCTAAGTGAAGTTAAAGGTATTATGGACGAATATGTAGATTTTAATCTTGATCTGTGGTGCTTCGATACTGAAGTATATAACTATGTTCGATATACCGGTGATACTGCTGACGATATTATGGAATACGAACCGAAAGGCGGTGGTGGTACCGATTTTGATGCTAACTGGCGTTATATGAAGCATGAAGATCTTCAACCAAAAAAATTCATCATGTTTACAGATGGATATCCATGTGGGTCGTGGGGAGACGAAGAGTACTGCGATACTTTGTTTATTATTCACGGAAACGATTCCATAATTCCGCCATTCGGCCAGGTTGCCTATTATAAATAAAGTAGGTATTTTATGGCTCTATGTAAAAATGAAGTAAGTGCGTTAAATGTATTAGGTGTTAAAAAATTATCATTTATACCTAATCATTTTGCTAAAGTTTGCATAGACCATAAGATAGATACTAAAAGGTTAGAGCATTGGATCGAATATAATCTAAACTGTAGATACGGAATAAAAACAAAATATTCGTTAGACTCGAATAAAAAACTTATTCAAGTATTAGAAATTGGATTAGAAGATCCGCGAGAAATGACCATGCTAACATTAGGTTGCACACTTTTACACAAAAATAAAAAGGAATACTAAAATGGATGAAACACAAAATAACACACAAACTGCACCACAGCCTACACAGCCTCCGGAACTTACTGTAACGGATCTTGCCAATTTAAGGTCTTTAGTAGATGTTGCTGTTAAAAGAGGAACATTTACTGCTTCAGAAATTTCTGCGGTTGGAAATGTGTATGATAAATTAAGTGCGTTTTTAACAGCAATTACAGCACAACAACAATCACAACAAGAAACCAAATAAGGAGATTTCTATGAAACATGTAGGTAAAATGAAGAACAATTCTGCAAGAATTGTTGTTCTTTACAGAACAGTACCAAACGAACCTAACAATTGCTTAGTGGTAGGTACTAACGGATTAATCGATTCACATCACGATGCGTTGATGTCAATTATCGAAGGTCCATCTGGTCAAGAGGCTAATGAATTGGCAGAACTATTGGCTGTAAGAAAATTCCCCGATGGTAACAATGTACTTCAATATTTGCATGTAAATGGACATATCAAAAAGGTTCCTACATCGATGGTGTTAATGACTCCGAACAGTCAAACACAGTTGCCATTAAATGAACTAAACGATTTGATTGCAAAACAAAAAGGAATTACGGTAAATGATACAACTAATGTTGTTACTACTCCCGAAGTTTCCGAAAGCAAAGTTGTAGAAAAAAGTAATACTAGCGAAACATTTTCATTGACTCCTTCTGAAATGCGATCACGTGCCGATGCTTTATATAAAGAAGCAGCAAGGCTACGTAAGGAAGCAGACGAGATTGATCCTCCTAAAGCAAAGTCAAAAACAAAAAAAGTAGAAGCGGAATGATAAATGGTATTGTTGCTGTAGATAGCAACCAGGGCATTGGATTTAATGGTCAAATGCCCTGGCCTCACCTTAAGGGTGACATGTCTTTTTTTAAAAATGTAACTACTAATAATATCGTAATTATGGGGTCTACAACATGGAAAAGTCTAAATTGTAAACCTTTACCAAATCGAATTAACATTGTTTTATCAAGAACTCATGATTATTCCGGAAACAACGGAGCAGATCATACATTTAGCGATCCATCAAGTGCATTAAATTTTTGTCAATTAGAATATATAGATAAAGAAATCTTTATTATAGGAGGTAGTGAAATATATAATATCTACCTTAACGAAATTGATAAATTTTATATAACTGAAATAAACGAACATTATAACTGCAATAAATTTTTTAATTCTAATTACATCAAAAATAATTTTAAAAATGTTAAAGAACTGTTAAAATATAGCACCCCAGTTAATTATACTATAAAAGAATATACAAAATGACTCATCCAGAATACTCTTATCTTAATGCACTAAAAAATATCTTAGAGAACGGCGACGAACGCCCGGATCGTACTAGTACCGGTACTAAAAGTATTTTTGGTTTGCAAATGAAATTTGATCTAAGTCAAGGATTCCCAGCAATTACTACTAAAAAACTTGCATGGCGTGCTGTAGTAAGTGAATTACTATGGTTTATCGAAGGCAGTGGTGATGAATATCGATTGAGAGAAATTTTACACGGTGAAAGATATAGCGATAAAAAAACTATCTGGACTGACAATGCAACTGCTCCATATTGGGTTAAGAAAAAACTACAACGTCATCCAGGTGACTTAGGTAGAGTCTACGGAGTACAATGGCGTAGATGGCGTAAACCTCTAATAAGAATTAATAAAGTTATTTTACAAAATCACGATCAACTACTTGAATTAGTTGACGGTCTTAAAACTGACCCGTACAGCCGAAGACACATTATCACAGCGTGGAATCCAGGTGAACTTGATATAATGGCATTGCCTCCTTGTCACATGATGGCACAATTTTACGTGAGTTCAAATAATAAGTTAAGTTGTCAGATGTATCAACGTAGTGCAGATATGTTTCTTGGAGTGCCTTTTAACATTGCATCATACGCATTATTTACACACATGTTAGCGCAGGTATGTAACTTTGAAGTAGGAGATTTAACAATAACTCTAGGCGATGCTCATATATATTTAAATCATCTAGATCAAGTTAAAGAACAATTATCAAGAAAACCATTAAATTTACCAACACTAAATTTAAATTCGGCAATTGATGATATTACAAAATTTACTATGAACGATATATCACTTGTAAATTACACCAGCCACGACTCTATTAAGGCTCCTATGGCTGTGTGATTTACTAAACTAAAATTTCAATCATCCCTAATTCGCCGTTAAAGTCTTCAAGTGCTTTACCAATAACAGCAGAAGGATGATCATTTAATTTTATTTCTTCTGCATACCCAGGCTTATTACTAGAAACTAGCAAACTTCCTTTTTTTATCGGTCCTAGTACTTTACATTGTACTCTACCTTTTAAAGCGATATACGGATGCGTTTCATTATTTCCAGCAGACGCATTCATCATATAAGCAGGATTTTTAGAAATAACACCAGCAATAGCCGTATCAGCGCGAACTGATGTTACTGTTATTTCTTTATTTCCTCCGATTGCTACTACGGTACCATAATCATAAATTTGATCGGATTCGTATCGTTCTGCTAAATCTGCATAATATGCAGCGGTTGCTATTCCGTCAAAATAACTTGTTTTTAAAGTTTTTATAGCAGGGTTATATGTCAATCCTGTTCTATCTATATACAGAGATGAAGTTGAATTAGAATTTGCTCCATTAAAAAAGGATAAATTATATGCAAAATTTGTATTTGTATTATTTGTAAATGTTACGCCGGATGAAGATATTGCATATGTTGCCGTATTTGAAAGCAACGAATGAGCAGCAGATCCCCAAAAATATATTCCATTATTTTCCGAAACTCCTGTGTCTGGATTAGAACCTATTAGTGTAATTCCTTTTTTAACAACAGATTGAAATGCAAAAATTGGAAATGTCGGTTCTTTTTCAGCACCTGACGGATCGGATACTGTATATGATTCGGCAGATACTAAGGCAATAACTTCATCTGCTTCTGTTAACACAGCCTTTAAATTATATTTTGGAGAATCTAAACCGTCTGTAACACTATACTCTCTAGAACCTCTCCACCCTGCTTTTAAATCGTCACCGGAAGGAGGTCCTATTAAAGAAAATTCTGAACCAGTATAGGCGTATAATTGTAAATCGTCGTTATTATACCAAAAATCACCAATTACAAAAGTTTTGTTTGCAGCCGGATTTGTTTTACTTACTTCAAGATTAGCAATACTTTTCCAATTAGAGTTATCATAAAAATTTATTTTTTTATTTCTACTATCAAACCAAACTTGTCCTTCTATAGGTTTTGTAGGAGGAGTTGTATTGGAAAAGTTTTCTAATAATTTTAAAAAATTTTCATTTTGAACTTCACCATAACCTGCGTAGTTTCTTCCTAAAAAAGTTAGATCCGTAGTTTTATCTAAGGCAGCATCTTGTACTACTGCAACAATAGACCCATTTGTTTTATTTAAAATATACGGCATATTGACATCCTTATATGACTATATTATTATGCACTGTTGTCCACGTATTATAATAAAGATCATACGGTTCCCAGTCATATGGACCTAGTCTATCATCTAATATAAATCTTCTTACAGAAATAGTTGTATTATAATTACAAAGAACTCTTAATTCTGAACCTAATGCATATGAATATTGACTAAGAGTTGATATTGTTTCGACTGGAAATAATTTTCGCATATCAAATCTTATTGCATTATTTCCATCTGTGATTCTTGTTTGTCTTGTTGATGTTGATGCAACTGCGTCTTGCGTATCACCATAAGGTGTTATATCATATGTTGTTGTTAAAAACGAAAGTGGAGTTTTAATATTCCCTTGTAGGTACAAATCACCTTTTATATCAATATCATTTAAAAGAGTAATTCCGTCTACAACAGATGTTGGATTATTGACTCCTAAATATAAAGATGACGATGCTGTAGACATTGTAAACGACGACGTTGTAATTAATCCTACATTACTGCCAAACGAGTAAATTAAAGAAACATTTTTAGGTATATTTGTACCATCAGTTAACACTGTTGTTGGTGTTTTTTCTATTCCAAATTTTCCATATAGTCCGGAATTTGCCGGTGCGATTAACTTGTATGACGTTCCGTTCCAAATTAATAATTGACTATTAATTGTATCATACCACAAATCACCTGTACTTGTTGTTAATGGTTGTGTTCCTGCAACATGTGTACCGTATGCAGAAGTAAAGTATACTCCATTAAAAACTGTAAGTTTATCTGAAGTTTTATTATACCATAATTGACCTATTTGCGGACTTCTTGGTTCATCTTCGGATGCAAAATTTGTTAACAATTTGACTAAATTATTATTAAAATATTGTCCGTAATTGTTTAAATTTTTACCTATCAAATCGAGACTAGTTGTAACAGAATCAACTTGTTGATCTGACAAAGTTACTAAAACTGTTCCATCATTGTTATATATTAAATAAGGCATATTAAGTTTTTATGATATAAAAAATTGGTATTCCATTTGCAACTGTTGCTGTTGTTAAATCTGGAACTCTAAATGTTCCTACACTTCCTCCGTATGTATTACCAATAATTGAATATAAATTGCTATACGTTATTTGACTCTTCGAAGTTCCGTCACAAAGTAAGAAACCAGAAGGAACAGTAGATGTACTATATGAAATTATAGATCCAATAGGCAATAATCTAGCATAAACATCAGAAAGAAACACTTCTTTACTTATTTTTTGCAGAGTCGGTGACGGCAACGTTGCTGTATTACAAATTATTAGTGTTTGCGTTGCCGTTGTACTTGTTGACTCAGATAAACTAGTTATTAAACTTGGTGTTACACTCGAAGAAAAAGTAACATTAGCAGTTCCGTTAAAAGGAATTGCACTGGCTTGTATAGGACCTGTTATACTAAAAGACCTAGCATAAGTTAGTCGCTCTGCTGATCCAATAACTGCGCCATATAATGTAGTAAATGTATTAGTATTTCCAATATTACTTACGTAAATATTTCTAAAAGAAGTAGATGTAGTACCTATATCAAATGAATTATTTACAGCCGGAATTAAAATTGAAATTCCTGCATTTGTTGAAGTACCGATTGTTACTGGACCGTATAAACGAGAATCTCCTGTAACAGATAATACATTTCCTACATTGAGAGAACCGTTTGCAACAATTCTACCATTCGTAACTATTGATGATGTGGCTGAAGAATTTACTGTTATTGTTAATGTACCTAAAAATCTCCCTTGTCCATTAACATCTAATGTAGGCGATGCTGATGTAGTTGATGTATTAATTCCAACATTTTTATGAAGTCCGTTAAATTTAATATAAGAATTTAATCCTACTCCTACTCTTAATAAAGACGAAGTATCGCTTAAATCAACAAAACTACCATTTACATCGTTATAAACTTTTACAGATTTATTAAATGATGTATTTTTAACTATCAATCCGTTACCAGATTCAACAATAAAGGTACCTGTATGAGTTTGACTTGTTGCATTATTTTTAAGAACATCAGTTGCGTTTATTACAGCACCAGAAGGAGTTTGAAGTGCAAATGCTTTATCTGCAATGCCATTATACCTAGAAACTACTTTTCCTGTTAAGTTAGTTCCTATTTTTAAATTATAAAAACCATCAATAACATTTTTTGGAGTAAATTCATTATAAGATATAATTTCAACTACATAACCATTGACCCAATTTAATATTACAGGGTAAAAATTACCGGTTGTACTTTCAATTACTGTTGTTTCACTACCAGTTTTGTTAACACCCGATGTTGTAGAAGGCCCAACATTTGTCCATCCTCCTGCATATCGTAATTTTAATAAATTAGAATTAGTATCTACCCACAAGTCGCCGTCGGTTACTATAGACGAAAAGTCAATTACTGGGTCATTTGATTGTTGATATATACCGCTTACAGGACGCCATCTTGTACTAGTAACTGATCCATTATTAACTTTTAAAGTTTTTCTATCAGAGTTACTTGTATCGTACCAAAGTTGACCTTCTATTGCGTTTGGTGGAGAATGCGGTCCTGCAAAATTTTCTAGTAATTTTAAAAAATTTTGTGCGGTAGGATTTCCGTAATTAGGGTACCCCGAACCTACTAATTCTAAACTTGTATCATAATTATTAATTCCTGTACCAGACACCATATCTGGAACAACAATATTAGTACTTTTAGTAGGATCTGAAAAATTTAGTGTATAAACAGCCATTTTAACTTCCTGCACTCAAACTTTGAATTCTAATTGTATAATCAACCTGTATCATTCTGTTTAATGATTTTTGAACAGGGTGAAAAATTACATGGGTTAACAAAATTCCCTCATTTGGTCCTGCAGGACTGTAAGACTTTAGTCCTAGTTCATCAAAAACAAAACTATCTTCAGTATACGTAGCATTATCAAATGCTAACTGTCCGTTAGGTTCGCCAAAATCTAGCAAACAACTAACTAAAACATCTGAATATACTACTCCAGGAATATGTCTCACTTCCATAAAATTTCTAGCAGGATCTAATGAATAAGCATTTCTTGAATCAACTGTTTTGTAATACGTTTGATTATATAATGTCGAATTTGATCCTACTGTGTTAGGCGTTAGGTACGTAATGATTCCTGTTGAATCTATACGTGTTCCACCGTTACCGAATGCCATTTCGGCAATCATACCTTCACCTTGATTGCTTATACTTTGTGCAAGTGCTATGGAAAAATTTTCATAGTGAATTGCATTTCTTTTATTAACAAAAACTTCTTTAGATATAGGATCATAAATTTTAATATGACCTTGAACAGCAAATGCACCTTTTTCGTTAGGTTTCGTTGGCTGTAAATTTTTTTCTTCAGGAATAGCGTTTTTGTTGTGCATAATGATATTTATCCGTTATAATTTTATTAATAGTTTATTTATAAACACTTTTTTACAGTTTTAAGATACCTTTATTTTACTTCGTGGAAATATTTGCCCTTGCGCAGGCCTTGTTCCATTATTAACTTTATTTTTAACAATATTATTATCAATAAACACTCGTTTATTTGTAGTTGCTAATAATTCGTTTCCGGATAGGCCACCATTTATTGCTAGTCCGTCATAAGTTAACAAAAGATTAACCGGTCCAACTGCTAAATTTGATGCTCTAATTTGAACAGAAGCAGGAGGAACATTATTCCATGTTGTTGATGTTGTATCAACTAAAATATTCTTTTTAGATTCAACTAACAAAATTTCTTTAGCCTGTTTTGGAGTTGGCCAAGATCCGTTATAATAACGATACTTTTCCATCAAACATGCCAGAATACCAGCAACTGTCGGTCCTGCACAACTAGTTCCAGAAAACATCCCCCAATAATTACCGTCAGCGTATAAAGTCCCAGGTGCTGCTGTAAATGTATTGCTACCAAGTCCTACTATGTCTATAGATGTACCTCGACACGAATAACTGTCAAGGACAGGATGTGCTTCTGAATTTTGACCCGCTGCAACATCAATTGCGGTATCTACACCTGCAGGTCCGACTGCTCTAAAAGGAAAAGCGATAGATTCTGATGTTATAGTGCCACTACTAATATTAACAAGTTGTCCTGATCGATTAGTAGTAAATAACGAAGGACCGGGTTCTATAAGAAGTCTTGCATTATAGTTTAATTCATTATCTTTTCCAAAAACTCCGCAATCATTTCCTGCCGGAACGACATTTACAATTCCAGCAGTTACGGCAGAACTAATTGATTGTTTTATTGCAACTTCCGGAAGGATCCAGCCGGATGCAGCACACCAATGATAATTTCCATTTTCATTAACTCTTTTAATGCTAAAATTACGAGATGTAAAAGGAGTAAAATCATTTCCCCAACCTCCTACAGGTCGATTAATAATTTCAAGACTACCAGTTGATGTATTATAATATCTAATCTCTGTTATATTTTCGACTTTCCATAAATGATAATTACTATTAAGATATTGATATTCATGTATTAATATCGTAGGATTTTTTACACCAGTTACTGGATTTATTCCTTTTGAATTATGAAAATTTATAACAGCATTTATACATGATACAACATCATTATTATCAATATATAGAACATATAAATTAGACTTTTTTGCATAACCACAATATGTTCCTGCAGCGGCACTAAGAACTCCCATTGCATGAGAAGTTAAAATTGCAGGAGATCCTACTTGAGCAGTATTCCTAAGACTAGTTATTCCTGCTCCTGACCAATTTTTAGGTATAACTTTGCTGGTTAACGGATCATCTACTTTTATAAAATCGGGATGTTGATGACTATATAAAGTAGTACTTGGTACTTCTATTGATACTATATCAATATCTTTTCCTGTCCAATATGACATATATCTTCCATTTATAGAAGTTGCATCATCATTAATAGGAGGCGGGGTGCCTGTCCATCTATGTGTTCCTATCTTAAGACCGTTTGAATTAATTTGGTTATTAAGATAATAAAATTGTAAGGGCCCGTACTCTTTAGGATCTTGTGAAAAAGGCGGAAGTTGCCCTGTAAATGTTCTTGTTTTAGAAAAAAGGGGAGGAAGATCCGGTGAATACGGGGTCAATAATTCTCCCACAAACTTAACTGAAGGATTATTTTTTAATTCTTCAGCCGCTTCTGGACTTAATTTCATTACTAGAACGTTTGGTATATGATCACATGTGTTTACACAATGACAATGATCATCAAGAGTTTCATTCAAAAAATCATCTTGATCACAATGATCATGTAAAACAACATTATATGTTTTATGATTATCCATTACTGTTCAATTCCTAATAAAGTTAGTGTAACGGTTATAGCCGCTGAACTACCACTTAAGTTTTTTACTCTTACTGGTATAGATGTTGTCGGAGTCGATTCATTATTAAATCCAACTACAGCAGGAGTCATTTTAATTGTTTGATTTCCTGATGTTATAATTTCGGCGATCACTCCTGCACCTGGTACAGGATCGGTTACCTCTGTTCTCGAAGCATCATTGGTTCTGCTAGATATATCAGAATATAATGTAACAAAAGATGCATGTGAAGTTGCAATTTTATACAGAATATAACCTTTGTAACCAGTAAATGATATATCTGCTGTCCCGTTATTTGCTATACTCGGGGTAGTCACAACAACATCGGCCCTTGACATTAGTCCCACACCACCACCGCCTCCTGAGACAGGAGCCCATCCAGTATCATAATTTGTATTCGATAATTTAACTAATGCTTGCCCTGTTGTACCTCCTGACGGTACACCAATTCCCGAATATCCACTATAACCGCTAATACCAGAATATCCAGATATTCCAGAGTATCCGCTAGTGCCTTCACCTGCGCCGCCTCCACCTCCGCCACTTCCAGGAAGTCCGCTATATCCGCTATATCCACTACTACCGCTATATCCGCTTGTTCCTTGAGGACCAGTCGGGCCAATTGCTCCGCCAGATGCTATAATATCGCTAATTAAAGATTCTTTTAATTTTTGATAATTTATTCTTCTAACGTAAGAACTATCGGATACAACAAAACTTGTATTTGTTGTTGCGGTATTAATAAATGAAATTTGTGTTACTTTTGGCATTTTATTCCTCTAACGGATTATCATTTTCATCAGTTAATGCAAAATAAGAACTATCTAATAATTCTTTAGGCCCTCCATAATAATATACATCAGGGAGAACAGCAGTTTTCTTTCTTAAAAATTCTGCTTGCTTAACTTCGCTTGTTAACAACGATTCTGTACCTGTCCATATATATCCTTTTTTCTGTATCACAGTTATTAACGTCCCGGTTGTTATCGTTTCATTCAAATTTAAAACTAATTCTTGTGTTAAAGTATTTACTGTAAATTCAGGAGGATACGTGGTTAAACTTTCATCCGTTGGGTTATATGAAATATCTATATCATGAACAACTAACGGTGATTTTCTTAATTGTCTTCCGCCGTAATAAACAACGATTTGATTTACAGCGTCGATGTTAGGAGTTAATACAATTCCTTGCCCTGTTGCTGTTGTTGTTACAGTACTTATAGGATAGATAGAATTATTTGTTGTCTTAATAGTTTGAACATATGTTTGCTCGTTATACGGTACTTTTTGTTGTATACTTTGATCTATTACAGTTGTACCGGCTTGAGAAACTGTAGCAGGACCAGTTCCTAATGTACTACGTCTTAATTGTTTTAAAACATTCCCTGCTTTTTCAAAAAATTCTATACGTTCTCCATCAACAATGATAACTCCGGGTTTATTTCTAATAGGATCAGGAGTAATTAATTTATCATCATTTTCAACTTGTATTTCAGTGTCAAAAACATACAAATCTTTAGTTAACATAGTTGAGTGATATTCTGTTATTCTTCTATATGTTAACTTATCAAACATATCTTTAAATATTCTAAAACCTAAAACTATATTGTTATTAGATGGTATGTTAACTGTAGTTATCATAATCGAATCACCAGAATTTGTTATGACCCATTCGCTAAATTGAATAGTGTGTAAATCGTCCAATACTTCAAAATCATATCTGTGTACTAACGGAATACCATTTACAAATACCCAAACATAGTTATCATTCAATACTGGTCTGTCTAACACATACCTGTTAATTCCATTTTGATTAAATTTTTCTGTTTTCATTAAAAGATTATCATGATTTGTAAATGACATAACTTTTAAAGTAGCCGACGAAGCAGGTGTTGCTAATTGTAATATATTACCAGAAATAATATATTCATAGTCTTTTGTTGTCATTATTGCAATAGCATCACCGTTTTGAAGTAAATTTTCAGTCAATGTAATAGTGTTATTAACTAAATTAACTGTATAATCAAAACCAGAAATAAGTTCTACACCGTTGGCATAAACTTTTACTTGATCTGCTGTATAATATCCCGAAGGTCTAACATTTTTATTGTCTATATCAAAAATTTGATTGTTATCTTCAATTTCATAATAACTTACCCAAGGAGGTAATAACCTACGTCTAGTATTAGAAGTATTGCTTCCTAATTCTACTATTGCTTGAGGACTTGCAGGCTCTAAAGTTGCAGGTGGCTTTGATAATATAAATGTAGATTGTGGCGATGTTATTGTAAAATATTCTTCATTTACTCTATTGAATTTATCGTACGGCGAACTAAAGAACCATGCTTCAATTGTATTTGTCCCCGAAGGTAAATTATAAACTTTTACACATGCTCTGTTATTCATTTCGTTAGTAGCAGTCAACATAAATCCATAACTTGTTGTTGTATTAATTTCACTAATTTCTTCGCCGTTAACAAGAACATACGCATGTTTTACATCATCTATACTTGCTAAACTTTCAACTAGTGCTGTAGAAGTATTCGACACAACGATATTGCTATCTAAAACATTTTCTCCTCCAGAAGTTATTATTGTATACCCAATCCTTCCATTAGAAGGTTGCGGAGCAGTGTATATCGTATTTCCTTCAACATAATATTGATTATTTTTTGTAAATGATAGGTCATTAATCCTTTCAAATATTTGTCCTTCAGAATAAACCATTATTCCTGCCCAAGCAATTGGCATATATCCTAATGTAAACGATGTTATGCTCCCAGGTAAAGCCGGATACGCTCCCGTTATTACTAATGCACTTGTATCGTCAGACCTTGTATATACATTAATACCTAAACTATCTAATACATGGCCATTTACTAATTCTTCAGGACCGTAACCTACATTTTGACTTAATAACTTTTCACCGTCTACAATAAATTCTTCTGGGTCGATACCTTCGGCACCTAAGAAGTTACTGCCCGCCCAAGATCCACCTTCTAATCCAGTATCTACCTGTGAATATAATGTATTAATATTCCAAAATTCTACAGTGGGGTTAGTATAAAATGATGCAACAATTGTACTTGTTGATGCTGTTAAATTATATACATTTATATTTGTATTATTGTTTGGTCCAGAAAATAACTCATAATATTCAGTCGACGGCGTTGATATCATTCCAATTTGAACCCCGTTAACAAATACTGTTGAAGTAACAATATCTGTTAATTTATAGTAAATTATTGAAGATGTACTACTTACATTTGTGACCGTGTTAACAAATTTATTAAACAACACATTATCTGAATCAATATTTTCTAAAATTGACGAGATTTTAATTTGAGACGATGTTGTTAAAATTGCAGTCGTAGAACTTAATACACTTGTTGCCGTTAGGAATAAAGTATTATTATTTTCTATCTTACTAACAACATATTGTCCATTATACCCACTAGATGTTATATTAGAAACAAATGCAATATCACCTTTTTCAATTGCACCATAAAAATTATTTTTTGTTTGAACAACAATTGTAGACCCTATGCTAGTTCCTAATGACTTAACTAGTTTTAAATTATAAATTGGAGTAGATATTACAATTGAATTATTTGTAGTAGAAACTGATTCAACTACTGTTGTTTTTCTTATTTTTTTAGTCGATGTGCTTATAACATTAACAACTTGTCCGGGAACTATATTATCGACGCTATTTAAAAATAAAGTCGACGTTCCTACACTTGCATCTGAAATTAATTTTGCAGATGTATAATTTTCGATTAAATCGTCCCATACGAAATTTTCGTAAGGATTATAAGTAGGATTCCAAGGAGTTGCATATTTAAAAGGTAACCCTTGAATAACTGTATTTGGATAATCGTATCCTGACATTAATATCGCGTAATCTTTACCTGCCATATTATCGTCAGGGTTATAATAATTTTCTATTCTATCAATAGCGTTATAAAGATTAATATTTTTTTCGTAAGTTATTTCAAACAATTGTCCGTTATTAGGAACAAAATTTAAAAATTTAAATTTAGAAATTTTATTTGCACGATCAAAAATTATAGTATAATCGGCAGAATAAATTAATTTTCCGTCAAGTTTTGGAACTATAGTTTCTTTATAAGGGTTAGCGTACCAGGTTAATTCGTATTCTTCAGAAACCCCATCACAAATAAATGTATCAAATACAGAATCAAAATTAATTTCTGGTGCAACACTATATCGATCAAATTTAATTCCAATAACATTTTTTCTTATAACATTGCTCTTTAATGCTGCTGATGCAGTTGCATTTTTAGTTACATTTGGTCCACCACCTGAAATGACTACATAAGGATTTTTTGTATACCCGGAGCCAGGATTAGTTAAAACAATTCTATATATTTTTCCACTACGTAAATATGCTTCAGCCGTTGCTCCTACCCCGGTATCACCTGGTTGAGAAACTATTATAACTGTAGGTCTTTGAGTGTAACCAGATCCTTGTTCTGCAACAATAATTTCTTCAATTTCGTATGTATAATTGTCGTACCATGATTTCCAAGGATATTCATTCATCAATGAATTTCCTATTGTTACAGGTTCAAACTTATTTGTACTTTCATTAAAATAAAATGGTAAATCAAAATCAGTAACATTTACCCTAGAATCTTCTAGAGAAGAATAAGCGCCTGTAGAAGTTCTTATTTTTGTTCTATAAGGTTTTACTTCTTTAATATATTCTTCAAAATATTCATCGTTATCTAATTTATATATAGGCTTTTGTGTTAAATCTCCTAACGTATTTTTTAAAGATACGAATGAAGTTTTAAATGCCCAATCTAATAATTTTTGTTCAGTTAATGCATACTTTACGGCCGTAAAGAATAATAAATTCCAATTAACTTTAAGTTCTTTAATAAAAATATCATTTTTTAAGGCTTCTAAAATATATTGTATTTCTAAATCTGGTATTTGATCGTATAAAGTTTCATCTAACGTTAACTTATCATACGCATAATTCGACAAGTTAAAATTCCACACAGTATCTTTTATTTGAATTGTTCCATTTTCACTATAAACTAAATTATAATTTTTAATAAAATTTGACGGAGCATCAGATGCTATTCGTTCTAATATTATGTAATATCCGTTGCCACCATTTTTAACTTTAATGTAATTTCCATTTTTAACATTATCCTCTAAAGTAGATAATTCATATAAACTCGAGACTACATAACTTAAAGTTTTAAATTGAATAAAACTATTATCTTTCCAATCAACATATTCCCAGTATAACGGAGTATTATAGGCTTGTGTTTTTTGTTTTAGCCACACTTTTGAAGTATAATCAAAAACGTTTTTAGACCATTTATTTCCTGCTGTCGAATCATTTGCAATAATAACTGTATGAGACCTTACTTGTATGTCAGGTGCTTCTGCAAAATTAAGTCCTGGATTATCTACAATAACGTCAATTAATCTTCCTTCATTATCAATGACTGTTAAGAATTTTGCAGATTGATTATCGGAAAGTACTTTTATCTCAGGTGGTAACGTATAGCCATACCCAGGATTATTAATTATTACATTTCTAATTTTACCGTTACTAACAAAACATTCTACTTCTGCTCTAACCAATTGGTCAGTTTCATATAATTCTAATTCCGAATTATCATTTAATATTTCATCGTATTCGCCGCTATTTTCGGCAGGAATCGGTTCTTCTTTTAAAAGGGTATCAAAATTATATAACCCAGTTATTCTATTTTTAATTAAAACAGAATTAGCAAATTCTATAACATTTCGTAATGCTTCGTTTCTATCTTTAAACAAAGTCTGTTGTGGTCTAATACTTAGGCCATATCTATTTCTATAAGATAATGTTGGATCTGGAACGGAGTTCCCTAAAAAGTCGTGACCTAACAGACTATCGATTAATTTCTTTTCTAATAATGTTGTAGGTACATCCTTTTTATTTCCCTCTTCCATTAATACCCATTCTGTATGTTTAGGTATAACATTATTAATCTTATCAATTACAATATTTGCATTAATTCTATTTCCAATTAATGTCTGTTGAATATTTGAAAATGCCACTGATTCTGCAGATAAAATTGATGCAAATTTTAATCCGTTTGCAACAGGATCTGCAATATATGATGCTACCTGAAGAGAACTTAATCTTCTATTTGGTACATCAGGAATTAATACTTTATTTTTTACCCAATAATAATAAACATTTTCAAAAGAACCTGTTACGTTGTTATACATCTGTTTTACAGAAATAACTGAATTGTCAGGATATTTTGGTTGTCCACTTACTCCTTGTGTTAACCCTTCATTAGTGTCTGCTTGGGCCGCCCACTCAGTTGGTAATAAAGATGATTTTACCCATTCGTAAACGTCAATAGTTGCACCCGGGAACAATTTTCCCCAATTATTTTTTCTAAATATTTCGTCGCCTTGTTCGTACCATAAAAACTTAGCAGTGCTTAAGTCCCACCATAATTCGCCAACATGATCGTCGATCCAACTAGATTGGCTATCATTTATAGTACCAGCAATTCCTATAGAATAAACTGCGGGATCTGCTGCTAATTTATATTTTAGTTCTTGTTCAGCAACCCCTGCAATTTTTCCTTTTACTGGATCTATGACATCTAGATAATCAATTATTTCTTCTTTAAAATTGTTTATTAATGTAATTCTTTTAATCGTATCTATATCAACAGTGTTATCTTGTTCTCTTAAAATTTTAAATCCATTTATACTGCTATCTATTTTATTAAATTGATAAACTTTAGAATTATCTTCTTCTAAATAAACAATAGAATTAGTTGATACAACACTTCCTAATTGATCCTTTAATACTAAAGATGGAGGATACAAATACCCTGATCCAGGATTTGTGATTAAAATTTGATCTACAGTTTTGTTAACTCCGTTATTATTTTTATATGTTATAATTGCAGTCGGTACTGATCCGTTTACATTAGTAGGTGGAGTGAATTCGACATACAGAGTTGTAGAAACAGAAACAGTTATTGTTGATAAAATATTAACAGAATTTATACCAACACCTTTATAAGAAGGCGCCCCTATTAATATAGAATTATTATTAGAAACTATTTGCGCTCCGTATTTACTACCTTCTAAAATTTCAGCATCATACAATTCTGCAGAATTTATAAAATAGTTACCTAGTTTAGAATAAACGTGTACTGTTCCAGAATCGGGTATTTTATCATAAAACTTAGTTGTATTAGAATCAAATGTTGTACTATTTTCTAAGTTAGTATCGAAATTTTTAAATTTTGATATGTTAGTACCAACAGATGATATTACTAACGAATCTTCATTTTCGTTAATAGATACTTTATATCCAAATTTTAAATCTGTATTACTTACAGGATTATTAATTGTTTGGAACAAATCATAACTATTAGAAGAATTTAATTTATATACAAAAACGGTACCAAATGAATTATTACTAGGTCTTGAATTAGGTGCAGAAACTAACAAATATGTTCCGGACTTTGAAACTTCAATTGCACTTCCGAAATTTCCTTCTAATTTTTCTTCAGGTAATAAAGTTTGTTTCCATGTTAAATTTTTATTAAAAATCTGTACTACACCATATTGATCGGTTATTGTAGAATAATAATTAGGAGCAGAAATTGCGATTTGATTACCTAATTTATCTCCAGCAATACTATGACCCCATTGACTACCAGTGGTTAAACTAATTGTAGTTGTACTAACTACATTAATCCCTGTAGGATGTGCTGAAATAGTAATTTCAGAAGCGGTTGTAATCGAATATGCAAAAACAGATCCTGCGCCTGCATAAAAATTATCACCAGGTGCACTAACTAATAATGTTGTTGCTGTTGTGTTAGGTACTTGAGTTATATATAATGAATGGCCAAATCTAGCATGTGATGCCGATGAAGTAGTTAAAGCGTTAGGATGAACTAATACTGCTTTTGTTATATCTTGATTACCATTTGGTTTCCTAATACTTATTTTTACAATACCTTCATTTTCAAATGATTTAATTGTACCGGTTCCTGTGCTTAAGACAACACCAGTTGCACTACCTGCTCTAACATTACTTGCAGACGGGGCTCCTGCGAAGAAATATTTCTTAGAAATGTCGTAGGCCAAAGAATAACCAAATTCTGAAGGCAATAAAGAATTACAATATGTTAATGTTGATTCATTTAATACGTACTCGTATTTTTTTTCTAAACTAGTTGCTGTTTTTTCATAAACAGAAACAGAACCATAACTAAAACTTTCATCACTCCATTTTCCAGGAGAAGAAAATAATACTATGTTAGTATTTTCGTCGTAAAAAATATCAGTACCTAACTGTTGACCACCGTAGGTATTAATTGACTCGTATGTCCTGTAATTAAAATTATCAAGTTTTTGTATTACATTCCACTTGCCGTCTAAATTTCTATCGACCCAAATTTTATCTTGATTTTTTAATTTTAATATTCGGTTATCATCTTTTAATAAATCGATGTTAGCATATCTACAAGATTCAAACTTAAACAATACTCCAGGAGAAAGTAAATCTTCGTCTACAATTGTAGTTAATGATGACTCTACAGTAAATTGATTAATTTTAGTAACATTTTTAACTTTGTAAATCCCATTTACTTGTTCATTAAACCCTTTAACAGAGATCAAATCTCCTTTTGATAATCCGTGATATATATCTGTCACAAATGTAATGTCTATTGCAGGAGCACTTACGTAGACACCTACAATTTTTGCATCTTGTTTTGCATATCTAAACACATCCCAATCACCGTTTTCTAAAAATCCTGTCCAAATAACAGAACCTTCGGCAATCGAATCAATGTTTGCAATATCTAATATACTATTTTTATTATATGCTGTTGCAGTTACATCATCTAATCTTACATATCCTGCATTTAATAAAACTAAATTATTATCATCAAATGTACTTTCATAAACATTAAATGTAGAAGTAGTAATATAATTGTCCGGAGTAATTAATAACTCATCAGTTTTTACATAATTTATTAAAGGATTTTCATTAGTCGGTAAAGTATCAACTAGTTTTATTATGTAAGGATTTTCAAGGTAAGACCCTTCTTCTAAATTAAATTCAATTTCGTTGAATGTCGAATAACTACCATAACTACCTACTCTAAATGCCCATTCTTCATTTAATTGAATTGTCGATTGCTTATCAAAAATAACAGCCTTATCAAGTCTGTTAATAGAGTTTCTGGTGCCCTTTTCTTTAATAAACCCTTGATAAAATTTATATTGACTAATTGCGTTTGTAAAAATGTTATTAAGATATTTTCTTGGCGTATACCCAACTAAATGCTGAGCCATTTGTTGTTGATTATAATCAAAATTATCAATATCTAAACTATAAAAATCTTCAAATTGATTTATTTTATAATCAAAGTTCGGAATTAATTTTGCAGATGGTTTTTCATTTAACTTAACCCATTGTGAAAAGTCGAAAGTTGCAGCGCCGTTTATTTTTCCAATTGCTTGATAATAATTACTGTTATATCTAATTACTGAATTTGGCAAATAAGATTTAAATTGTTCCCAATCGCTAATAGATACTGCATCATAAACAAAGCCTGGGCTAAAATAATCTCCATTCCAATCTTTTGTCCTAAACCCGGACAATTTCACTCTAAGTTGTCTATATCCTGTTTCAATTGCATATATTGTATCATTAAAAATTGTTTTATTATTAAAAATTAAACTATGTTCTTTTTGTATAGTTCTAATATTAGCAAAGAATAAGCCATCTAACTCATTTGTAGTTTTAATAACACAACTGTTGCCATCTCTTTCAAATGTTAAATTATTTTTATCGTATACATTACCGTCTGCATTTAATATAGTAAAATCATAATCCGAATTAAAAATATTATCTACTACTGAATCAACTGATGTAAAACTTAAATAATTAGCAAATGGACTTAATGTTATTACATTGCCATCGGCCCAATTTTGTGTCGTCCAAAATAAAAATTCTTGTGCTGAAAAACTCCAATCTATAATTTTATTAAAATTAGTATTAAATGTATCAAAAACAAATCCTTTAGATTTTAACCATTCTCCGTATCCAATAATAAAATCATAGACGTCTTGAATAGAATTAAATTCTGTACCATAAGTTATCAAAGTTTCATCTGATTGAAATCTTGAACTTAATTGTACAGTTACTCCGCCTTTGATTGGCAAAGATGGTAATTGTTGATATAACGTAGATTCAAATGTAGATCCCGGAGTATGATTAATTTTTACTCTATAATATTGATTATTATATCGAACAATTTGACCTTGTTTATAATACTTTGAATTAACAGAATTTGCTGTTGTTAAATCTTGTGCATTTAATTTTTTATTGGTATCATAAGTTGAACTATTATATTCAACAAACGATTCTGATTTTCCACCAACTGTTATAGTACTTGATGCTAAATTTTTTAAAGGTTTAAAAATTGTGAAATAAGGATTTATTGAATCATACCCTTTGACTGAAAATTTTCCGTTAATTTTTTGTATAATTATTCCAGATATACTAACACTATCAATAGGATTGCTTACATTAAAATGTAATTTATAATCTTCATAAGGCAGTATAGAACCTGAATTACGTGAAACAGGATCTATAGAATCAATAGTTATTTGTAATTTTTCTTTGCTAGTAAACCCGCCAAATTTATAAAATAAATTATAATCAATATAAGATAAATCGTTTGATAATTTTGAAATATAATCTTTATATCTTTGTTTTCCACGTTCAACTACATAATTACCGTAGCCAGCAGTTAAACTATCACCGTCGTTTAAAATTAATTTCCTTGGATCTAAATATAAGTCATCTTCTAAATAAGTAAGTTGATTTATTTTATTAAATTCTGTTCTACTTAAATCAAACATTGTTGATGCATAATCACAAGGATATAAAATTGCTGCTAAACAATTTAATGCAAATGGATAATAACTGCTTCTTCTCCATGCAACTTCTGCAGGAGAAAAGTCACCAAAATTCCATTTTTCTTGTTTGTCTAAATAACCATTATCTGTAACTAAGAAAGTATGAGGTTCTTTTAAGTTTCCTGAATTATCAACTGGTACTATAGATGAAAAATCTGGTCTAGCATAATTTACATCCACTACTGTAGAAGGAGGTTCTTCAACTAATCCTGTTGCAATAGCATTAATTAAAGCAGTTCTTTTAGAACCGGGAACCCAACTATAGTAATCATCCCACCATAAAGGTTTTTCTGCATGACCTAACATTTCCCATGGATGAGTATGAGGGCGATCTGTATCATAATAATAATTATAAATGCTGCGCCAAGTTCCTGATATTATATTTCCGTCAACTGTTACAGAATTTTTATAATTCCAGGTTTTATAATTGCTTTCATCAAAGGTAGAATTAGTGATTGTATCTACGTTATATGTGCCTGCCCAAGATATAAAATCTTTCTGTAAAACATCGTTAACTTCGTTAATCAGGTAATTTGTATTTCTATATTTTCCTGAGACAACAGAAAATACATCAAAAATATTTTTATTGTACGTTACCTTTATATTATTGTAAACTCGTTTTTCAAATTCTAATATTATACTATCTCTATAATCTACAACTTCATTACTAGGATCATATGTACCGTATGCTTTTATTAAACTACCGTCGTGCCCTTGAATCATCCATACGGAACTACCTGCATATGATGTATCTTCAATTATTTGAGGTACAAATTTTGGATATAGTCCCAATTTAGAAGGAGTTAACGGAACATAACACGATAAAGTATTTGGGTAATAAACTATATCTATAACATCATCTATGTTTAAATTACAAGTAACAGTAATATAATCACCTAATTCACTAAATGTATAATCTTTACCGTGAACTAACTGATCATTGTTAAGATATATTAATACAGAGTTATAATTTAATTGTGTATTATCAAATGTATTACTCAATGCATACTCAGTAACATTATTGTCGATTACAGAATAAGAAGCAATTAATTTATTAGGACCATACCCTAACATATCAGAATTATAATATGCCGAATTAATATTTTTATTTTTATTAATTTGTATTAATATTTCATCTAGTGAATTTTTAGGCAAGTCATCAACATTAACAGTACTTAATAAATTTAACAAACCCATTTTAAATTGATTATAATGGTTTGCCGCGGTCCTTACAGCATCAATTAAATTATGTTCTTTTTTACCTATAAAAAATTGTGCAAAAGAAATAGGATTAGAATTAATAACTAATCTAGTACCGTATTCCGCATAATTTTTTAAATCTCTTAGATTTGATTCACCTGGAAAAACACCTTCAAATGTAGATAAGTTATTAACTATCGAGTGCAAATGATCTGATAATTCTGTAAATGTAATTTCTGAAATAGGTCCGTTTAAGGGATTATTTGATAAACTAATCGGTGTTTCATAGTAACCTAAACTATTAGGAGTTTTATCTGTAACTATCTTTAATTGAACAACATCATTTACATTTAATGTTGTAGGTAAATTAATTACATTTGTTGCAGTTAATGTAAAATTACCAATTTTTGTATTCTTTTTATATACAGTTGTTTGTAATGTCGATGTACCTACATTATTAATAGAATTAACGTAAAGTGTATTAGTATTTTCAGTTAACGTTTGAATTTCTATTATTGGTAATTTTAAATTTTGAAAATTATTATTCCAAACATTTAAAAGTGTGTCTAAATCATTTGTGTTATCTTTTATATAAGTTACACCTGTAGGTATATTTTTACTTACGCCGCCTGATGTAATTGTAATGACATCAGACATAAAATAATTTTTAAATTTATAACTACCTATACCAGATCCGTTAACTTTATTTACATGGAACCCTAGTACTGAATCTATTATGCCAGATCCTTCGTCATATCCAAAAATTTTATTTCCAACAAAGTTATTTTTATCTGCTAGTTTTGTATAACTTATTTTTTCTTTGTTAAAAAGATCAAACAATGGTGCTTGATTAAATTTTGTTTTTTCTTGTGATAAAATCCATTTTTGAGTTTCACTATTATAATAATAATTTTTACCTGTGTTATTTTTTCCTAAATTAATAGATATTGAGTCTAACTCATTTGGAATATAATCTTCTATTAAATTAATAATAGGCGAAGACCCGGAATAATCAAAAGTAACTGTATAAATTTTTCCTAATCTATTTAAATTTCTTTCATTATTAAAAATTATTCTATGACCTTCTTCTAATAGAACTTCGTCAATATAATAACCAAAAGATCCATTTATATCATTATAAGCAGTTGGTGAACTTGTTTCGATTAAATCTACATTTTTAATTCCAGTTTTTCCAAAATTAAAAAGTTGTAAACTAGGTTTAAATTCTATAATCGGTCTCTTTGATTTATAATTATTCGGAAATGTAGGAATTTCATTATTAATTTTTGCAGTAACTTCAATTATATTTTTATGGAACCAACGATTATATCTTGTCCAAGGATTTAAATCTTTACTTGCTTTATTAATAGTTACATATTCAGGTACTATAGGTAATTTGCTATCACCATCGAACGGAAATTCATCAAATGTGTCACTGTCAAATGTTTCATTATAAACTTGTAATACATCTTCGTTTGGTTTTAACAAATCAAACCTAACAAGTTCTATAGAACTTCCTACACCTTCAACAATATATTCAACATTAGAAAAAACAGTAGTATTAGTATTTGTCACTGTTTCAGTGAATACTAATTTCATTCCGTTACTTAATTTAAAATTTTCTCCTGTGTCTGGATCAATATAAAAAGGAAATGTATAAGTCTGTTGACCTAACAAACTAACAAATATGTTTATAGTTGTGTTATCAAAAATAATTGGCTCGGGCCCTGATGGCAACCAATAGTACTCAGAATAATTAACAAGTTTATCCCAATCTATAGGAGGATCATAGGAATATGATTTTGATCTAAATAACCTATCAAGGTTATTATTTTTTCCGCCTTGTACTTTAATTTCATTAATTAGATCATCTAATGCAATGACGTCATTTACTTCTGAATTCAAATCTTTAATAACCAAAGCCGGTTCAAAAGAATAGTTATTTCTTAAATAAAAATCTGAATTTAGATAAAAATCTTTTTCTACATTATAGTTAGGAACTAATTTACTTCCAATATATCCGTCTATTCTTTCAATATCAGGAGTCTGTATTAAAGGATCGAGAGCACTTGATAAAAATTTTGAATTTTTATCTGTTTTAAAATACTCTGGTAATAAATTAACAGACTTTTTTTGTGCCATATTAAGTTCCAGTCGATGTTATAATAGAAGTTGTTAAATTTAATTGAGATGCTGTTATAGCATCAATAATTTCTATATTATCTATATTTGTACCATTAATAAAAATTTCATTCTCTTGGCAGGATATTTCATATAAACTACCGAATGTTGATCCATTAGTAGGTACTATTACAAAATTTGTTATATCAGGTGTTAGTAAGTTCATAACATACGCCGACAACTCACTAAAATAAAAACTTTGTCCAAAATTCCAATTTTCTAAAGCAAAAAAATCATTTATAGCAGTAAGTATTTTTGCTCTTAAATCAGTATTACTAGTTAAGACTGTAGAGTTTTTAACTGCTTTAAAAGTTGCCTGTAAGTTAACATTTGCTTTATTACCAAATAAAACTTTATATTTTACAGGGTGAAATATTACTTCGTCACTTATTGATTTAATATTATCTAATTTAGATTTATATTTTTGATTTAATGTTTGTGAAGTCGGTGTTAGTGGTTCTGTTGTTACAGTACCGGATAACCAATTTCTAAATTCTTGGTCGTAAGATAAACTTAATACATATATATCTATAATGTTCGATTTACTTGGATCTATTCTTCTTTGACTAGTTGTATTATGTAAGTATTGAAATTTTAAATTCGATCTTCCTACTTTTCCAAAATATTGATCTGTAACAACTAAAGAATTAGTTAGTGTTGACCAATATTTTACAATGTCTATATTAGAATCATAAAAATAATACAAGGAATTATTTTCAATTAACGAGATATCAAAGTTTTCAACAAAAAATACTTCTTCGTTAGGATATGCAATTATTTCATCGGCAGTTAATTTATAATCTGTTCCGTCTGAAGTTTTTTTGAAGTATAAAAACTTATCTCTATATCCTGTATCACCGTTTATACTAAAAGGATCAACAATATTATCAAACGAATCTGGATCATTAATTTGCCCTGAATTATTAAAGTCATAGAAACTTACTTTAATTTTATTAGGTCTAATGTACCCATCAGTCTCAACAATCGATCCATCAATTTGCCATTGATAGTTAGTACCTAATGCAACTGTAGATGTTGATTTAGGATTTACAGATAAAACATCAATTTTATCTTTGATTATTGTATTTGTATAAAAATCATAATTAACAGAATTTTCATCTATATAGAATGACGTTTCATTGTCGCTTTCAAAAACATAATTTAAAATTCTATATCTTACTTTATATTTTTTTCCGTCCCAAACAAATAATATTATCCAACTTGCATCTAATCCTAGACTATCATTATTTGATTGATTGTTTAAACTAAAAGAAGATGTTATATCTAAATTTGAATTAAAAATAATATCCCATTTTCTTGTTAAATTATTAATTGTTAATCCAAAATTTTGTTGTGACAAACAAATATTTGCCATTTCGTTTTCTATAGCAAAAGTTAACAGAGATTGATATTTTGGAATTATTTCTGCTATTACTGCTCCTGAAGGGATTCTATTAGTTAAAATAATCGGCCCAGTTCCGTCGGATAATACTCCAGTTCCTCCATTAGATCCATCACCAATTACTTGAAACACACCCGACCAAATATATGTTTTTCCAGAAGAAGGAATACCGGATGTAGGAATTGTTTTTAAATTGTTTTTAGAATCAAAATATTTTCCTGTAGGAGGAATAAATTTTACTAACGAACCTTGAGTTAAAAATCTTAAGTCATTGTTAACATATTCACCGACAGAAAATATATTTTGAGAATTATAAAAATAACCTCTACTTTGTCCAGGTGTTTTGTTAATTTCGTTCCATAAAATAGTTTGATCTGTTGTGTCAATTTTAGGATAATTATCAAAATAAAAAGATCTAATTGCAGTCGATGCTACAATAGGTTCTAATTTATTTTTAAATATACCCAACAATTGATTCTTATTAAAAAATTCAAATTCAAAATATTCTTCTTTTGAATCTTTATAAATCATTCCGTCACTAGCAAAAATATTTGTACTACTATATTTTCCAGTAACATCTGAAATATCAAAATATCTACTCAATCCGCTTGATATTCTATTAACACTTTTAGCCTTGACAACATCAGCCCCTATAACTAAAGGAGCAATATTATAATCTTCGCCTGTAATAACTCTATTTTGTAGATAATATGATTGTGGTGCTTTAAGTTGAATATTGATGTTCGACTCAGTAGGTGCACTATTATCTACAGATGTTTGTAATGATAAAGTTAGTTGTAATGTATGAGATTGACCTAAGGAATTTGTATACGGAACTAGTATTAAAATTCCACTTAATTGTTCAGGCTTAAGAGTATACGTTAACCCGTTGCTTTGCCTATAAAATAATCTAAATTCTCCTTTAGGAAGATCGCCGAAGACTCCGTCAGAAAAATTTAAATCTATTTGATCGTTATCTCTAGAAGTAACAGAATATATTTTTCTAATATTTTTATTTAAACTATTATAAATTGTGTTGTAATTTGATCCTGATGTAGTCTGTACTTTTTCCCACAAATTTAAATAATTACCATCTTTGTCAAGTTCCCATAGCCACACATCATCATTATTAATGCCATTGATGTTAACCCCGACAATTTCGTTTGGTATAGGGTTATCTAATTTAAAATTAGAAACTCCAATTGATCCTTGTCTAAAATGTACAAAAAAACCTGTACTGGCGCTAGCAGATCCTTGATTATCATTTTTATAAACAAACGAGAATTGCGATCCAGGCTGTGGAGATTGTTCGTATATAAAATCTTTATTTGTAAACACACAAGGAACAACTTCAAAATTCATAGAAGTTCCGTTTATGCTTTTTGCAAAATTAAAAATTGGAACGTCTTCAGTTGAACTATTAATTGTGTACTGTTCTGTTAGAATACCGTCTATTGTTTTTTGATCGGACGGATCTCCAAAATTAGATCCCATAGCGGAATTTAAAATATTAATAAATTGTTGGTACCATTCTGGATTTGTAGAATCATTCCATGCTATCGGTGTGTCAGATAAATTAACTCCGTTAGAATCAAAGACGTTATCAGTTGTAGATATTGCTGTTATTTTTAATAAACCATTTGCTGGAGTATTTCTTGAAGGATTATAACTTATAAGTTGTGCTAATCTTAAAATACTATCACGTCTCTGTGCAGTTTCAATAAAATTTTCTCTTGCATTTAGATCTATTCTAAAACTTAAATTTTGACCTAAAAACGCAATAAGATCAATAAGTGCAATATATTCACTGCTGTCAATAAAATCATTAAAATCTTCAGGATAATTTTCCTGAAGATATGTGATCATTGTCCTACGAAGGGTTTCAAAATCATAACTTTGAAAATCAGCATTACGGAAAGACTGGTAAATTTTTTTCCAATCTTCTGCAACTAATATTTTTTTGTTAGTACTTGGTATCATATGTGTTATTATTGATATTTATTATCAAAATAATATAGGTATTTTATTGCACTTGTAATCCTAATTTTTGATCAAATGCCAACTTTAATGTTTCAGTTTGATCAGTATTTTTAAGTTTTAATGTTACTTCGATTAAGTATCCTTGTTCATATTCATTAATTTTTATTTGAATAGGTTCCACTCTAGGATCAAAAGAACAGATAAAATTTATATCGTTAACTAATAATTCTTTAATTTGCTCAGTTAAAGGCTCCATTAATAAATCCCAAATTATTGTTCCAAAAGTAGGATTCATTACTCTGCTACCTTTACGAGTATTGAAATGATTCAGAATATTTTGTTTAATTAATTCATAATCATATAGTTTACCGTTTACACTTAAAGAATTTACTGTCGAGAATCCTCGATAAAACTGAGTACGTACATTAGTAAACTCTTCTCTGTAATTCGATACGTTGATTTCAATATTTTTGTAAGGCATACTGTATTTATTGACCTCCCGGACCTGTTCTTACTGGGTTTCCTTGCCCGTCAGTTAGTATTCCACCTGAACCTGTACCAACTGTTTTACCCTGTAACTGACCTAAAAAGCATTCATAATAACCTTTTTTCTTAGCCTTAATATCGGGTGTGTTATATCCTACAGCAGAACATGCAGATTCGAAATAACCAGGATCATTCTGATCTTTTTTACATCTATCCAACATATATTTTACACTAACTTCTGCTGCAATTTCAGGTGTATTCAATAATTGAGGATTACTTAATAAATCTTTACTTATTAGTTGTCCGTAACGTGTATAATTACTTCTTCCAGTTAGTTGAATATATCCTCTACCAATAAATTTTCCACCATCTCCCGGCAAGGTGTTTCCTAATCCTTTTCCTTTAGATGTTTGATAACCGTATAAAAATTCAGGTAAACTATTGTCTGGATTGCCTGCATACTTTTGTGCTAGTTCCTTGTCTCCCTTAAACACACTCGGAAACACTTGTAACAATCTATCGGCAGAATATTTAAAACTTTCTTCAACTAGTCTCCAAGCACATTCTCCTCCCGCAATACCTAATAAACTAGCAATAGCATAAGGACTTGTTAAACCGTACTTTGCACATGCTGCTTTTATTGCAGAAATACCGGGCTGAGAAGAACTTGCATTAATTGCTTTAGCATATTCAGGATTACATGTACCTGGAACAATTTCTGGTGGATTTGCAGGCTCTTGTCCTTTTGCATCTGGATTTGTAGAAGCCGCAGCACTTGCAGGATTAGGAGGAATTCCGTCTTTTGCTCTATCGGCTAATGTTACATCAGTAGATGTTGAACTAAATTGAACTGGGTTGTAATTTTCATGCTGGGGCCAAGGTTCATGAGTCGGTACACGTTGCATAATACTTTTAAGGTTGTCTGTTTTATAAAAAGTGCTATTAAACCAAGTAGCAGATGCTTTTCTATTTGGTAAGGAAAACAATGGTAATTCTGGAGGAATTTCGGCTGCGGCGGCAGACGAAGGTGATGCAGCAGTAGGCCCGTTCCAATGTATTTGCCCTGCTGTTCCTAAAATGTTGCTAGAAGCACCTAAATTTATCGATGAGGAAGACCCTACTTTAATGTCTCCTTGTACACCTAAATCAAAAATTCCGCCAACTGTTTGAACTGAATTATTTGTAACACTGAGATCGAAGTTATTAGCAACAGTTAATTTAACTGAATCTCCTACAGTGTGGTCATAATTTTTCTTAACAATAATTTTTGAGTCTTCATTTACTATAAGATAATTGTATCCTGTAATATTCGTTTCCATGTTTTTTCCGACTTTAACATGAAAATTTCTTCCTGCTTCTAAATTTATATCTCTATCGGCTCTAAAATTAAAATCGTTTTCTGTATGAATACTAACACTGTCCTGTGCGAATATATCTATTTTACCGTTACTAGTTAACTCTATCCACGCAGTCCCTTTACTATTTGCAATATAGATTAAATCTTGACTATTATGTAAAAGTATTTGATGCCCTGTTCGTGTTCTAATTCTTACTAATTCGTTTTGTCCTTCAGGATCACCGTCATCCATAACAAATGTTGTTCCGCCTAATCTGCTCACTGGTGCAGTTGTAACATTATCAGAATATCCTATATTTGCTTTTTTTGCAGACGGTGATGTATCTAAAGGTCCAGGAGTACTAATTCCAAATACTCCACTTGGTATTTCTCTTCTTGCCGAACTCGATGTTACACCTCTTACTACATCTAACAATAAACCCTGTTCTACTAATCTTTCAGCAAATGGATGTATAGGTTTTAACGCCGAATCAATATTCGGATTGTCTCCTTTTCTAGATTTCTTATGCATTTCTGCAACAGGCAAAAGTGTAGTTCCGTATCGTCTTTTTTGTTCTTCAGTAACTGCAACATTTTTAGATGCAGCGATTCCCGGGACCATATGATTTTGAAATTTGTCAACTACACATCCAAACCAATATCCTTGATTCGGATCTCCATCAACAAAAATTACCATAACAGTTGTTCCAACATCTGGTGGGATCATCCACATACCATAACTCTTTTGAACGTCATTAAAATCGCTACTATTAGTTCCTTCGTGTCTAATAGAAGTAACTCCGGCAAAAGGACTTAAATATTTTACTGTATAAGTTTCTCCTAAAATGTTTACAAAGTTTGAAGTACCCTTAACTAACGCAACTTCTAAACCACCCATATATGTAGGATCTAAATGATTAGTTACTTCTGCAAGATATGGCCCAGGATTTCCTAGTTTACCTATTTTTCGCGTTTCTTGTGACATATTAAACTTGATCTCGATTTATTAATTTTTCTAATGGATTTATTTTACTTGAATTGCTTCCAAATTCAGCAGACACAGTTCCTGATATTCCTTTATCAACAATATTAGTCATATTTGTTATTTTAGAAATTTGTGTTCTAACTGTATTTGTTTTGTCTCTTAAAATTGTAGAATCTACTACATTGGTATTTTGGCCTAATCCTCTTAATGGATTTGTCATTACTTCAGAAGTTATTCTTCCTGTATCAGGAATTGTTCTAAAAGATTCTGCTGTAGTAAAAGGTGCTGTAGGTGGAAGATTTTGTATCTTTGAGAGAGGTATAACATTTAGTGCCACACCTGCTGCAACAGCATTTGTTAAATTAAGATTTTCAGGAATATTTTCTTTAATGCTAGAAATCTGTGACGATAATTTACTTTCTAAGTTCGATGATAGTCCAGAAATTTTAGCAGCATCAATACCTAATTTTGCAGCAGCGGCATTTGGATCTGAAATTGACCCTAAGAATGTTCCTGCACTGTCTTTTACATTGTTAATGAGAGCCGAAGCATTAGAGCCTAACTTATTAACAGCATCTATTGCATTTGTTCCTAATTTTTTAACTTCACCTGTTATGTTATTAACTAATCCCACGGGAGAAGAAACTTCATTTATAGTATTGCCAAATTTTACATCATTTGCAGTTAAGGATCCGATTATATTTTGAGGTGCAATCGAAACTGTTTTGCCTTCACCTATACCAGAACCTATATTGTATTTTGATGTTATTTTAGAAATTTCTTGACCTATTATTGTTCCTGCAATTTTACCTACAACTTGTTTTGCAGATGCATTACCGACTAATATATTTGTAGCAGCATTTAATAATGCAGCGGAACTTAAAGATGACTGATTTATATTTGCTAGTCCTGCAACATTTAATCTTAAATTTGATGTTAAATCTGTAGGTAACGATTGACCTATTATTCCTACATTTGAATCTAATTGACCTGCTCTATTAGTTAACCCGTATAATCTATTAAAAGAATTATTATCACCGCCTAGGCCACCTAATGCATTTGTAAAATTATCAGGGTCACCGGGTAGTCCAGGAGACGGATATCCTCTTTGAAAATAATCATACACTTCGGACGAACTAGCACGTTGCCCTGACGAAGCGTAAGTTTTAGAATCTTCCACGGATTGATTACTATCGTTTGGTACAGACTTATATAAATTTTCAGGTTTAATAACTTTTTTATTTTTTTCTTCTTTTAAAATTTGTCCCGGTTTACGTATAATGTCTAATGTTTGTTTAAATTCGCCATTTTTAAAAGAACTAACTGCTTTAGTGACCATATAAACTCCACTAAAAGCCACCCTATTAGGATCAAAGTAAACCATTCCACCCGATTCAAATGTGTTTATATCTATTGGATTTCTAAAATTTATAGCGATGTTAACTTCGCCCTTAGTGTGGTCTGCTTCTTCTTGCCCTACTACACCAAATTTTCCTGAGACTTCTTTAGGATTATAATTTCCAACACCTCCAGTAACCAAATAAAAAGGATCACCCAATATATCTATATTACCTGTTATCATGCTAGCCTGAGAATTAATAATTGCTTCGTGCATTTGTCTAGCCATTTGACTGTAAGGTGAATTTTGATAAGGTACTGCCGTTCCACCAATTGCTTGAACTGTTGACGGTACCGTCAACACCGGTGGTGAAGCATGAGTAGTATTTTCTTTTTGATCTTCTGCCGGAACACCTTTAATCTTTGGTTGACTATCATTTGCTGGTTTAGTCGAATCTTTCGAATTAGGTGTATTTTTATCTCCTAAAGATGCAGGTATTGCTTCAAAAAATAAAGTATTAAAATTTAATTTAAAGTTTAAAATGTCTATATTATTACCTGTATAGATATAATTATATTCCCTAATAGCAAATAGTTTTAATTCTTCTTCTTTGATTTGTACAGATCCATACGTAGGAATTCGAGTATAATGAACTTTATAGGGAGATATTATATAAGTAAAAGTTTGATAAGGCCGTTTAGTGTTAGGATCAATTTCTGTTTTATTCTTAGTTTCAACTCTAACTAAAAAATAGTCAATAAATCCGTAACGATCCATAGGTTTTTTGGCAGTAGTTGCTTCGGCTAACTCCGACAATATGTCTCTAACATATTTGCTATCTCGAATAACCGCAGTTATAACATCGTGTATAGATGTATTTTCTTGAAAGTTAACAACTGCACTACTAGGATTTAATGTTTTTGGTTTCTGCCCCGGTTGGTATGCACTTTTTACTTCACTAGGATTTGCGAATTTATACAATACATTGTCTTCATATAATTCTAGTAATTTACTTTTTGCAATTTCATGTTCTGGTGCATCTTGCCATTTTCCGTCTTTTCGCTCTTTGAACACAATTTCATAACTATCGTTATTTTTTGATTGTGCATTTGCATCTTTGTTTGATTGCTTTATTTGATCGTTAAATTCTTTTATAAAATTGTCTAAAATTTGTTTAACTGTAACTCCTGACATTTTTATAGGCTTTTTTAATACACTAGGCTGCCCAAATGCTCTTTCGTTATAAGGAACCGCAGAACAAGCATATTTTGTTCCCTTTTCTGTAATTTCAACTTCTAAATTTGTAAATCCGATAGGAAAAAATCTTTCTGAATTTGGAATCTTAACTGGTGATTTAAATTCAGTCAGGTCATTATCAGGATATCCCCAAAATTCTATTTTTAAAAGATAACTCGCATTTATATAAGATGTATATCCTGCCGATACCGCAGTAGCATGTAATGATTCTATAAATCCGTTTACGCTATATGGTTCTATTACATCAAATTTAACTTTCGTTGGTAATGTAGAATTTGAATTTTCTGTAAATGTCATTAAAGTTTCTATTTCTACATTTTCAATAAACATATCAAATCGGCCCGGGCTGAATTTATTAAAATCATTTAAAAATTCTTCTCCGTAATTTTTACCAGGTTGTCTTTTTTCATCTTCGGATAAATCTAATCTTCTAGGATCTCTTTTTGCAAAATCTTCACTTCCTCTTCCTCCACCAGACGAGACGGTAGTAGGTGCAATCGAACCTGTTTTAAATTGATTTGTTATTTTTACTGAACTATTTCCTTTTCCTCCAGATTTTAAGATTATTAAATCTAATTCACCTGTTCGATATGCTTCTGGATTTTCTAAATAGTTAGTAGGCAACCCGGCTAGTGTAAAGTTATATGTTACAGATCTAAAGCCATTTAAAATATTTGAACCTAAAGTAATTTCATTTGTTTTTTTAAAATCTGCAACTTCTTTAGGTTTATTATCTACTGCATCTGCAGGTTTTGTTGTTTTTCTATCTATTTCAGGCGATGACGGTGATGTAGGAACAAAAGCCGATTCATATCCCGTATAATCATATCCAGCCATATTAAATTCCTAATACACTTTTTAAAGTAGAAAGTTTAGGTAAAAATATTTTTTTACCTGCAACAAAATCATACACTGGATCTTTTAGCAAACTTTTATTCCTAACAGAAAATACCCACCATAAGTTACTGTCTTTATATAAATCATAGGCTAACAAATCAGGCCTATTTTCATATGTTTTAGTTATTTCAAATATATGATCATCTTTTTGTAATGGTAAATCTTTAAAATTAATAACATCAAGATACCCGTTAACAATTTGTGTATTAAAATACGGACTAGATTTATTATAAAATGACATTTAAACAAATCCTTTATTCTTATATTTGTCGTCAGTTAAATAATCATTAACACTATAATTTTGCATTTCATTTCTACTATACATAGGTATACAAGTTATTTGAATAGATGACCTTGTAGGAACTGCTGTTTCAAACAAACTACTTTCAAAATAATCAACATCATCATTATATTCAACACGATAACTTGAAATAACTACTGGAACATTATTTAAAAATCTATTGCCGTATGCATATAACCTACAAACAGGAGGCGGGGCGCCTGCATCACTATCTAATCCAAATTTCATTCTTGTCAATGCATGTAACAAATGCTGTGTTGCCAAATAATTTTGAGCATCATATTCATTTTCAACTGTAAATTTTCCATTTATTGATATAGGTGTTATCGAACTTCTCTGATAAAAATAAATTGAAAAATTTGAATGTAAGGGTTTTGATTCACTATAATCGGCTTTTGATTCAAAACTAATTATAGGTGTGTATGGAAAAACAATACCTCCTAAATTTCCAATATCTCCGTCTGATCCCATAGTGAGACCAGTTAAATATTGAGGAGGTACTTTAATTCTAACTCTTTTGTCAGATATAACTTTGTCTCCTGTAACAGCAGTAACTTCTACCTCAACTCTTGGACTCGGTTGATTTTCTGCTCCGGGAGGAATGCCAGGAACTATTCGTTGCCCGAAAGGTGGGATTTGTTTGAGAGCATTTTCATACAATTCTCTGGTCAACTTGTCAAGTTGTGATTCAGATTTTAAAGACATTCTATAGTTCCTTGTATACTATATTTAACAAATAAATAAAATACGCTTATAATGATATTGACATAGCAAATTCCTATTGCTATACTATTTCAAGAAGGAAATTACAATAAAAACAATGACTCTATTAGCACCTATAAAAAAAGTAAAATATCTAAACAATAGAGATTTGCTATCCGAAATACACAAAAGTAAATGCAGTTTTTCAAGTTTTACTAAAAAAGAATACAGTCAACATGACATAATTTTGTCAGGAATTGATAAAATTAATATAAGAACTGTTGCTGAAGCCAAGAGAAATCGAGCAAAAAGATTAGGCCTGCAAGAATTTGCTAAAGCCAAACTTAACGGGGAAAAAAATATTAAACTTGCAGATTACATTCAAGATTATAAAACTATTCCTAAAATTGATTTAGTATTTCGAATCATGACTTACGATCACATTCCGCTTGCACCGGGTCGTAAAAAAACTACTAAAACTACAGCAGATAACCACGATAAAATTAATTTTCCTGCATTCCAACATTGGAAATTTGATGACAACGATGAACTAGAATGTGTAGGTAAAAGTCACTGGAAGGGCACTGTTTCTAAAGGAAAATTCAGTAAGGATCACGGAAAAATAACTGAAGAACTAGGACGAATGTTCTTAAAACTAGCAGACAGATATGCCCAACGTGCAAATTGGAGAGGTTATACTTATATTGAAGAAATGAAAGGCCAAGCAATTCTTCAATTAAGTCAAATTGGTTTACAGTTTGACGAATCGAAATCTGAAAATCCGTTTGCATATTATACCGCTGCGGTAACAAATAGTTTTACTAGAATACTCAATATAGAAAAGAAAAATCAAAATATTCGAGACGATATGTTAGAAGAAGCAGGATTGACTCCTAGTCTAACTAGACAATATCAACAAGAATACGCCGAAGAAACTGCAAGACAAGCAGAATTATATAAAAATTATAGAGCACCTAAAACTGATTCTACAGACGATGACGACGATAGTCAAGTTGATTGACCTTTGCGTTTTACATCGTTATACTTGTTTTAGAAAAATCTATAATTTATGAAACTATTTAAAAAAGTAGCGTGTTTTACCGACATCCATTTCGGACTTAAGTCCAACAGTATAACACATTTAAACGATTGCGAAGAATTTGTAGATTGGTATATTGCTGAAGCAAAAAAAGCAGGCTGTGATACAGGTATTTTTCTAGGCGACTGGAGTCATAATCGGAATAGTCTTAATCTAATTACTCTAGATA